GTGATATGATACCTGACATGAACATATTCGTCCTGTCGGAAGATCCACGTGAAGCTGCACGGATGCACTGTGACCGCCATGTCCTGAAAATGATCTTGGAGAGTGGCCAGATGTTATGTGCTGCACACCCTCCTGAGATCGCACCTTGGAAACGTACACACTATCATCATCCCTGTACCGTGTGGACTCGCACGACGCAATCAAACTATTCTTGGTTGGCCGAACTTGGTATGGCCCTCTGTGATGAATACAGGCGGCGGTACGGGAAGGTACATAAATCAGAGGTGGTAATCAATTGGTGCAAGAATAACATTCCTCCAAGTGTGCCCGAGGGTCCACTGACGCCATTTGTGATAGCAATCAAGGATCCACAGTATCACAAGGCGGACGTGGTGGAGTCTTACAGGTCTTATTACCTGGGTGACAAGGTCAGGTTTGCAAAGTGGAAACATTCTGAACAACCCGACTGGTGGAATCCACCCTCACCTACCTGACATCGACTGCCTAAAAGCAGGACTGCCGATTGAGTGGTGTTTGCCCTCAATCTCATAAAACAAGTTGTTGCCCGTTTCCAGTGCCCACTGGATAAGCCAATTTAACGTAGCAACGTTAAGCTTTCCTCCTGCCTCAGCGACTTCATAGTGTGTCAATTCAGGTTTCATGGGATGAATCACCTTGGTGATGATGACACCCGTCAAGTCAGGACGCATCCACACTGGAAAGATATCCTCAGATTTCCATGCGCAGTTATAGTTCCTACAGGTTCCAGGCCTGTCATCATATATTGTACACTTACCAGCAGCCAAGAAGAAACAATTCCTTCCTGGGTACATCTGGTGACCTTTTATATCTGCCGACAACCAACCTTCACAACACTTCGTGCAAGAACCACACTCTCTGCTTTCAGACATTTTTCTTCCTTAAAACCATGTGATTTTCATTTACGCGCCAATCAATCTCGTCCAACGGAGATTCCTGATCTTTCTTATGCCACACCACTGTCCTGCCTCCCAACGCAGTTGAACTGAACACCCCAAGGATGATTATGTCACCAGCGTGAACAAGATCGTGACAAGTGTGACACAAGATTGCAAGGTTGATGTTGTCGTTCGTACTACGAGGATCGCACCTGGGAATCACGTGATGAACGTTCAGGGCATGTGGATTATCAAACCCACACACTTCACACCTCTCCTTCAATAATTTCGGTTGTCCACGTTTCCTACGAATCACTAGAAAAATGTACAATTAATTCATGGTTAGTTAACCATAACAAAAAAAAGCCGCCTCGCGGCGGCTTTAAAACTAAGGAAGATTCCTTATGTTTTGATTAAATCACGTTCATGTCCATGACTGTGACGGTTCCGTAGAAGTCGCTTCTGATGACCTTCTTGCCATAGCGAGTCATCACACCCTTACGTGGCGTGAAGTCCTCAGGTGCGAAGATCGTCGGGGTGACGATGAGCGGAACGTAAGGAGCATAGACGTAGCCGGTCTCGAGGTAGCTGCCACCCTTGTAGCCGACGAGGATCTTGTTACGTGGGAAGTAAGGATCCTTGTAGACCGTGAAGCGGTTCGACACGGTACCGATTGCCTCGGCGCCGATCGTGAACGGCGAGCCAACCTGGCCCTCGCCGTCGAGCGAGAACTTGGGCTTGTAGAGAACCGATGACTCGAGGATGGTGCAGACGTCTGGACCGGTCACGAGGAAGTTGGCCGAACCACGGAGTGTCTTCCTGTGGATGGTGTTTGCCACGTCGATGATCGTCTCGACGAGGGTCTCGTACCACTCACGGACGGTACCGGTGAACTGTGGTCCGATCTGGAGCGAGTTGGTGAGTGCCTGACGATCGCCTGTCACCTTGTTAACAAAGCGACCGGGGCTACGTGACCAGTAGTAGTTGGCACCGTTAGCCGACGTCACTAGGTCACCGAGGATCTCGCGGTCGATCTCAAGGGCAATCTGCTCCGAGAGGATCGATGTCAACTCAACCTCGGCGTCCATCGAGTGATAGGCGTTGAGGTCCTGAGCAAGCTCAGGCGACCAACGGGCACGCAGCTTACGTGTCGTGGCGGTGATGGCGATCGACTCGATCTTGATGTCAATCTCGGGGATTGCAGGAGCAGGCGTCGTGCCGAAGTCAGACTCAAACGAAGGAACCGTAAGAACGGCACCGGTTGAATCTCCGTCAACAAGCGAGTCAGCCTTGGCATAACCCAAGCTTGCAGCTGATGTTGGAGCAGGCATTGATGCAGCATTAGCAAGTCTCAGAACAAACTGAACATAATTGCCATTAAGAGCATCAGGAGTAAAACGAATTCCTGTCTTGACGCCAGACAAACCAGTCATCGTACCACGCTTGTTAAGTCTGCGCAGGTTGAGGACGTTATATCCACTTTGGTACTGCTCACCCCATGCAGCGACAGTTCCCAATCCATCAACAAATGCAAGTTGATCGACTGCAAGAAGATCTACATCGCCAGGAAGAGCCGACGTAGGGACATAAAGGAATACTGAATCAAGATTGTTGAGAGACAGATCTGTCTCAACCTGCTGGTCAAATCCCATCAGGCGGGCGTTTGAACCCGAGAAGTCAGAGGCGGCCTTAAGAATTCCACCATCAACCCACGAACCATCCTCGTGCCACGAACCTGAGAAAACAGTTGAATGAGTATTGAGAACGACCGTTGCAGCGCCGTGAACCTTTGAGTATCCAACGTTGACGAGGTCATACATACCACCCGTGGCGAGCGATCCTGAACGGATTCCCTTACCGGTTGGGTTGTTGTAGATAGACTGGCCACGCTGATAAGTAGATCCAGCTGAACCGCCTGCAAGATCAGGACCCCAGTCTCCACCTACGTTTGAACCATATGTGTAATCTAGATAGAAGATGAGGCCCGAGGGGAGCGACATCGGTTGGATCGAAACGAGCTCGTTGGCAACGAGGCCACCGAACACCCTACGAACGATCGGGAATGCAATGTTGCTGAAGCCCTGGATCTGACCCGACGAACCACCACCCGGTGATGACAACGAGTTGGACTCCTTCAGGACCTGGGCAGCCTGGTTCTCCAGGAGCTGCGACATTGTCTCACGGCGGTTACCGTCGAGGCCACGGAGAAGGCCTGTACGGCTCCACTTCTCGACAAGGCGGGCACGCTCGGCACCGATGTGCTTCTCGCGAATTCCCTGAGCTAACTGATCTAATGTAAACTGCTTCATTTTAAAACTCCATTAATGTTGGTTGTTAGAAATTATGTTCAATGCATTACTTGGTAATGCCGGCCAGACGTGCCCAACGGTCGGTCTCAAAGCCCTCGTTAAGGTTTGTCGACGCCGGACGTGTTGCCCTCGAGGAAGAACCGATGACCCTACGGCCCGTCGACTCTGAGAGGGGACGAGATGTTCCCGCCAATGTCTTGGTGAGGCTCTCATATACAAGCTTGACTTCACGTAGGCTCTCGGCCTCATCGAGACGCTCGATGATCTCTGCCTTCTGCCTCTTCGAAAGCGACTCATTCTGGAGCAGCTTGTTCGTGTAGATCAATTTTGCGTTGAACAGATTCGATTCTGCCAACTTAGCGCGGAGGTTTGATTCGGCCTGAACCGCGTGCCTTTGGGGTGTGCCATTACGGCGAGCACCATTGTTTCTTCGATAGGATTCATGCTTAGGTGAAAACGCGACGTCGTCTTCACGCATATCATCTTCAGGCATGTCCATCTCACCCACGCCATCCACGCCATCCATCTCAAGGGTCAGCTCTTGGTCGAGCCATGGATCACCATCGTCCTTACCGCCGCCGAAGCTCTTCAGCGACTTGCCGGGACCGTACCCCTTGGTCGAAGGAACGGCCTCTTCTGCGAGACGGCGCGCTCGATGGCGGCGGGCTTCTGCAAGGCGACGGGCCTTCAGGGTGCGAGCTTCACGGATGACCTTCATGCGGCCGATCTCACGGCGAAGCATGCCCTCGTCGATCTCGACGATAAGGTTGTCTCTCAAACGACGTGATTCCGTGTAGTGCCCTTCTTCTTGGGGCTCTTCTTCTTCATCGTCACCGCCTTCATCATCGCCGCCGAGGTCGCCGAGGTCGAGGTCAAGCTCTTCGCCACCCTCATCACCACCTTCATCACCACCTTCCTCGTCTTCCTCATCGCCCATGTCAAGTTCATCACCACCTTCCTCGCCTTCGCCAGAAGTGATGGAGATCTCGAGATTGTCGAGGGCCTCATCATCGAGGTCATCCGGAAGTCCGTCGATTGTGAACATGAGCTTCTTCTCATGCAGTCTATTCAGTCTATTTCTACGCATAATTTGCTCCTGAAGCTTGTTAAGTTCTTTGTAAAACGCCTCTAATGTCAATTCATACTCATTCTTCTTGTTGGCATCCTTGACAGATTCCTGGACGTGGTTATACATATTTTCCACGTTGGAAATCAGCTTCTTCACATCGGAGAAACTCCCACGTGATTCTGCCAGCAAAGAATACTTCGCATTCCTTATACCCTCGCCCAGCTTCACGAGCTGGTGCTCGAGAGTGCTTTTTCTTGAAGAGGCGTTGATTAATGGAAGAAGGAGGTCTATTGACTCCATGTCCAACCCGTACTCGACTACGCCGTCGAGAGCATCTTCCCCACCAAACATCGGCGGGTCTACGGGCGCTCCCATATCGTCGTCCATTCCTGCAAAGTCGAACGTCATGACGTCGCCCTCAGCGGGGGGACCCATCATGTCATCTGTCATCAGATCCCCTTCAGGAGGGGGAGCACCAGGCTCTCCGAAAGAGCTTACGCCGAAGTCATCTTCGACTTCGTTGTACTCACGCAGCAGTTCTTTTTCAATTAAATCACGAATGCGTGGTGTCACTGCCTCGACGAGTGCGCGCTTCGCGTTGTCCTCGGCAATTTCCTTCAGCTTCTTGGCGTCCGCCAGCGCCTCTTCGTAGAGTTGTTTCGACATAGTTCTCCCCAAGATCTCCAATTTGCAATTAATTATTGGTCATTTCCGGTTTATTACTCAGGATATTGTTCGACTCTCGTCGTGTTAAACTGGTTTTCTTCTCCCAAGACGTTCCGGCTCCAAACGCGAGCGTTTGCTGGCATGCGTGTGCCCGGGCCTTCTACATAAGAGCCCCCGATTGACTCCGCATATTCTTGAGGAGTTGACTTGGGGTTATTTGCCAATTCTTTCTCAACACCTTCTGTCTTACCCA